TCTGACGTGGAAGACGGGGCTTCAGAAGATTGGCGTTCAACCACTCCGTAATCTGGCCAATAGCATAGTGGTCAGACTCAAGACATCCCGCCCAAGGGATCTTATCAGCCATCATCTTCTGGCGCTTATTCCACCCAATGTACTCATCAATCTTCCTCTTATTCAACATACTATAGCCAGGGGCTGCTTCCTTGCAAGTAGTAAAGGAACCACCATCATCAATGATCTTAGCTATCTTATCACATAAGCTAATCTTCTCAGTCATGTCAGGCAACTCTCCAAATGAAACAAAGTTCCCTCCCTTGCACACATATCGTAAGACCTTCGTCGCCGATCTCGCCCCTTGATAATTGCCATGCTTGCCAGTGAGTTGGTCAAGGGCAGTATTAGCGTCACGGATGTCGTGCTTCTCTTTGAAGTTAATAATAGCGTGCAGATGTGGCTCGCCACTCTTATGCTCTTCAGCAGCAACCACAATGAAATTAACAGAATCACCCCACAAAGCACAGCATCTTGATAGCAATTCATCCTTATCAACATCATTCTGGGGCCAAGTCAAGAAGTAAGTTTTAGCGTGTAAGCGAAACGGTCGACTGATTGACTGCTCTATCGTCTGTTGGGTGGTCATCGAGAATGACCCCTGAAAAAAAAACACTGAATTTATGGGGGCTTTCCTAATCGGGTGTTCGTTCACAAAGCTAGTCCGCAAGGCCGGCTTCTCCCATTGGTTCCCTGTTGTTCACAAAGCTAATCCTTAGTCCGCTCGTGAAAAAAATCATTCTTCTTATTTCTCTCTGTCGAAAATAGACATCACCATTACCTTAGAAGGAAAACTAGCTTTACTTGAGGCTAGACTTAAAGTTATCGAAGAGTATTTAGAAGAGGTTACAAATGGCACCGGGTATGAAGAGATTCACGGGGAAGAGATATGCGAGTCAGATGACGAGAGTCAATACGAGCAACGCAAGCGGTTATGCGAAGCCTCTACGAGCAGTTGGAGTCGCCCGTAGTTTTAGTTTACGTGCCCCCATGTCCACTCGAGGCTGGAAGCCATTTAATCGTGTGGGTGTTAATACCGAGTTGAAGGTGCAAGACCTTGCCACCGCTACGTACCAGATTAACACGACTGGTAGCCTTACTCTGCTGGCTGTTCCAATTGTTGGCGCAGACTACAACGCACGCATCGGTCGTAAGATCCGACTGCAAAGCGTCTTCATTCGCGGTTATGTGCGAACTGAATCCGGCCCTTCTGCTGTTACGAGTGCTATTGCTCAACAATGTCGCTTCATGTTGGTGTATGATCTGCAGCCTAACGGCGCAGCAATGACAATCACTGATTTGCTTAACACGGCTGATCCATCCTCTCAGCTTAACCTGAATAACAGGGACCGTTTCCGTATCATCGCTGACCAGGAGTTTGTCTTTGATCATTACAATTACGTGACTACGGCAACTCAGACTTCCCAAGCCTTTGGACGCACCATTCAGAACTTTAAGAAGTATAAGAAATTGAATCTGGAGATGATCTTTAATGCCGTTAATGGTGGTACCATCGCAGACATTGCGTCAGGAGCCCTGTACATGGTTTGGATTGGTTCCAATGCTGCTGGTTCTAACACCGATGCCAATGCGGTGGTGTCGACTCGCGTTCGTTACTCTGATGTATAATATACTATTAAAACTGACTTAAAAACAAAAAATATTAAGGCTTCAAAGAACGATCAAATCCGCCTCGGATCCCCATTAACTATAGAGTTAGTTAGAGAAAAAGCCTCGCAGAGGGGACAGCGTTAGCTGGCCCTTATGTTTTCCCTTATTGGCCTTAATATTACTAGGCCAATATAGGGTTATAGGGGACACCCTATATAAGGAAATTCCAATTTCCCGTGTGTGTGTGTGTTTGCCCGGGGCTAGTTAGGAGTCAGGCAGTTTATAAAAAGGTAAGTAGTAAGTCATCTTTACAATCCACAACAATAAATCTATCCACTAATGCATCTCTTCCTACACCCTCCTTGTAGCACATCTCAGGGGTAAAGTTGGAGCATATGAGAAACGGGAGTTTGTCGTGCTTCACTCCCTGCTTCCCCTTCATCTTGTAGGGCACTACAGAGCCATCGAGCCAGGAGTTCAGGAACTGAATCTTCTTGTGCGACTTGTACTCATCCATAACAATAAGGTCATAACAACCATCCTCGTAATCATCATACCAATCTTCGTCTCGTGGCATATCGTATACTCTCAACCTCTGCTGTAACTGGCCAATGAGGCGACTCTTGCCGATTCCAGGTGGACCACATAGCCAAAGCTGCTTCTGACGTGGAAGACGGGGCTTCAGAAGATTGGCGTTCAACCACTCCGTAATCTG